AAAAAATGAATAGAACTGATATTATTCAATTACTTCCAGAAACATCTGAAAAAAACAAAGAAAATATTTTAAATGAAGTTGGTCAGAATAATTATTTTAATTGGGAAGGTCATAAAGAATTCTCTCAGTGGTTGGTTAATTATTTAAAACCAGAAGTAATCGTTGATCTTGGTGTTGATTATGGATACTCTTCATTTTGCTTTTCATTGCCAAATATTGGTAATGTATATGGAATTGACTGTTTTGAAGGTGATAACCATGCCGGAAAAAGAGACACTTATGAATATGTCCTATCAAAAAAAGAAGAACTACAAATCAACAATTTAACCATCATTAAAGGATATTTTGAAGATATTGCTAAAACTTGGGATAAGCAAATTGATATTTTACATATTGATGGTTTTCACACTTATGAAGCAGTAAAGAATGACTTTGAAACTTGGATAAAATTTTTGAGTCCAAATGGAATTATATTAATGCATGATACAATGGTTGAAAATCCTAACTTTGGTGTATTTAAATTTTTTAATGAAATTAATTTACCAAAAACAAATTTTAGTAATTCTAATGGTTTGGGAATAGTAAGCAAAAATAAAAATTTAATAGAAAAAATTAAAAGTCAATTTCCTAATCTAATTTATGACAATAGTAATAGATCTAAGACAAATTGACAATAGATATGACAGTTTAATGTTTGCGATTGAAAAAGTATGATATCTTTATATTGTAATTGCTTTAGAGATAAAGTTAATAAACGAGTTGAGTACAACCAAAAAAATCTAATGTTAGGTGCAAGTAATTATGAACCAGAAATTAAATTGGACTTACAACAAAAAGGTTTTTTATTTGATGATGTTGGTAATAATATATCTGACTTAAATAGATGGTTTGGGCAATTGACTGGACTCTACTGGGTATGGAAAAATACAGATGATGAAATTGTTGGTACTAATACATATAGATTATTTTGGGGAGATTATTTTTTAAACAATCCATTCAAAGAAAATTTTTTATATATTCCATATAATGGAAATTTAGATACAAATATCTACGATCAATATTCTTATTGTCACGGTGAGGTAAATTTAAAATTTCTTTATGAACTTTCTGATAAAAATTTAATACCAATTAAAACAGGTATGATTGAAAATTTAAAACACCAAACATTATTATATCCGTTTAATATGTTTATTAGTCAAAGAAAAATATATGATAAATTATGCTCTTTACTTTTTGATGATATTCTTTTTGTATTTTTTGATCATTATAAAGAATATTTTCCTGAGTATGAACATCAGTATAATCAATCAAGAATTTTAGATTTTTTATCTGAAAGAATTCTCCATATGATTTACACAAATACTGACTATTTCTTTTCAAATCTAAATATAGAAACAATACCTGTTGTAAATTTACATCATTCATCTTAATTATTTTTAAATTATGAATCCAGACAATAACGTAATTGATGTACTTATAAAAAGATACATTGATGATCCTGAAAACTCAGATAATAACTTTTTACTTGGATTTTATTACGATGAAATTGGACAAACTGCCTCTGCGCTCTCTTATTACTTAAGATCGGCAGAAAGATCAGAGGATGATTTGCATAAGTATGAGTGTCTGATTCGTAGTGCGATGTGCTTTGACAAACAAGGTACGAGAAACTTTACTGTCAAGAGTTTACTTCTTCATACTCTTGCTCTGTGCCCTCATAGACCTGAAGGGTATTATATGATGAGTCGCTTTCACGAAAAAGAAAACAAAGATGGAAGTTGGAATGAGTCATATACGATTGCCTCTATCGGTCTTAAGGTTACTGACTTGAATCCATCTCCTCTGAGAACAAGTGTAGATTATCCTGGTGAGTATGCCCTTCATTTCAGAAAAGCACTGACGAGTTGGCACTGTGGGTTATGTGAAGAGTCCAGAGATCTTTTCCTGGAACTCCTTGATAAGTATGAGATGACTCCATCATTCAGACAGATTGCGATTGACAATCTGAAGAATATGAATGTCAATATCAAACCCTTTGCTGTTTATACAAAAGATAAGTTTGATAAACTCAAAGTTAAGTTTGATGGTGCCGAAAACATTTCAGAGAACTACTCAGAAGCATATCAAGATATGTTTGTTCTGACGATGCTGAATGGAAAGAGAAGCGGAACATATCTTGAAGTCGGTGCTGGAAATGCTTTCTATGGAAACAATACTGCTCTTCTAGAAAAGGAGTTTGATTGGAAAGGAGTTGCTCTGGATATTGATGAGGGTTTTGTTGCCGCTCATACAAATGAAAGAAGTAATCCTTGTCTTCTCAAAGATGCAACAAAGATTAATTATGTGCCCTTTCTGAATGGATTGGACTTTCCAAATGAGATTGATTATCTTCAGTTAGATTGTGACCCTCCTGAAGTCACTTATAAGATTCTTCTGAGTATGCCATTTGATACTCATAAGTTTGCGGTGATTACTTACGAACATGATTACTATTGTGACGAGACTAAATCTTTTCAAGAAAAATCAAGAAAGTATCTTGAAAGTTATGGATATATAAGAGTTGTAAATAATATCTCACCCGATCACATCAGACCTTACGAAGACTGGTGGGTTCATCCAGACTTAGTAGAACACAAAATCATTAGTGAAATGATGGATATTAGTGATAAAACTAAAAAGGCAGAAAATTATATGATAATTGATAACAGATAGTATGACTACTTTAACTCCAAAATGGAAATATTCATATTTTCCAACTTTAGAAATTACAACTTCAATTCCAAAAAATGGATGCGTAGTTGATTGTGTTTTCTGCCCTCAGAGAACACTTCAACAAACATATCAAGGTGAAAGATTTCTGTCATTTGAAAATTTCAAAAAGATTATTGATAAGGTTCCCTCTGAGATTCGCATTACTTTTGCTGGATTCACAGAACCTTGGTTGAATAAACACTGTACAGATATGGTTTTGTATGCTCACGAAAAGGGTCATCCAATTGCTGTTTTTACAACAGGAGTTGGAATGCAAATTGAGGATCTCAGAAGAATTCGTCACATTCAGTTTGCTCCAAATCCTAATGGTGGATTTGTTTTACATATTCCTGATCAAGAGAGGAGAGCTAAGCATCCTCTAGCACCAAAATATGTTGATGTACTTCGTTATATTCATCTTTCTCATTTGTATGAATCACCAATTCATAATTATCATTGGATGTGTATGGGAACTCCTCACGAATGTGTATCTGATATTATCCAACACGCTCAGGTTCCTGATATGTGGTCTCGTGCTGGAAATCTGTTAGGTGAAGCGACTCTTAAACCAGAACTTATGAATCTCAAAAATCATTTTGGATCTATCTATCACGGAGAACAAGATATGACTTGTAAGTGTGATGAGAGATTGTATCATAATGTTCTTCTGCCGAACGGAGACGTTTCTCTGTGCTGTATGGACTATGGTCTAAAACACATTCTAGGAAATCTTCTAGAACAAGAGTATAATGATATTCTTCCAGAACCATATTCCTGCTTTAAACTTTGTAGATTCTGTGAGAATGGAATCAGTCCAGAAAGTGATTTTATTAAACAAGAAAAGGAGAACTATAATTTAGTATGACAATACCTGTAATTGGAGTTCCTGTTGTAAATAGTTCTTACTGGGTCAATCGCCTTTTGATGAGCGTTGATTATCCTGTAGAGAATTTTGTAATTATTAATAACAACGGAAGGGGTCAGATTGATAAGGAACTTGACAGTTTGACACAGATTAAACATAAGTATGTGAAGAACATCAAAGTCTGCCACCTTCCAGCAAATATTGGATGTGGTGGTGCTTGGAATCTGATTATCAAGTGCTATATGATGGCACCTTATTGGATTATTGTGAATGATGATGTCGCATTTGGTAAAGGATTTCTTGAAGAGATGGTGACAGTTTCTGAATCAGATCCAGATATTGGTATGATTCACGGGCACTCTGGAGATTTTAGTGTTGGGAGTTGGGATTTATTTTTAATCAGAGATCATATTGTCAAACAGTTTGGACTCTTTGATGAGAATCTTTATCCAGCATACTGTGAAGATGCTGATTATATTATGAGGATTCAACATCGCCCAATCAAAAAAGTAATGTCCCTGAACTCTACTTATTATCACGGAGACGGAGATAAGACTGAGTATTATGAGAAGGGAAGTCAGACCAAAAAAACTGAACCAGACCTTGAGAAAAAATTAGCTCTCTCAAATGAATTGAATATTGGATATCTAACAGAAAAGTGGGGTCCAGGATGGCGTGTATGTAATCCTGAAGGTCTACCTTTCAAAAATAAAGAACAACCAATTTCAGCGACAACATTCGATTTAGATTTTGTCAGACAAAAACATCTAGGATTCTAACAATGATTATTAACTTAACAGGAGTAGGACTCAATCCAAAACCAAGTCCAACAATATGGGTAGTAGATAATTTTTATGCCGATCCTCTAGCAGTTAGAAATTATGCCTTATCTTTAGAATATCATCGTAGTGATTATCATAGAGGGAAGAGAACATCAGATCAGTATTTTCTTGAAGGAACAAAAGAATCCTTTGAGAAAATTATGAATGTCAAGATTACCAACTGGGCTGAGTCTCACGCAATGTGTGGAAGATTTCAACACTGTACTTGTGAAGATGCTCTCGTTTATCACGCAGACGCACAAAAATGGGCTGCCGCAGTTTATCTAACTCCAGATGCTCCTTATGATTGTGGGACTTCTCTTATTGCTCACAAGAAAAGTGGAGTCAGGCACTGTAATGATCCAAGAATTATGGATGTTTGGAGTGATACTGCCCCTACTGGAAACTTCTGTGATGGGTCAAAATGGGAGTATATTGATGTGATTGCGAATGTCTTTAATCGTCTAGTGATTTGGGACGCTCACTGCCCTCATACAGCATCTAAGTATTTTGGATTTGATAAGACAGACTCAAGACTCTTCCATATGTTTTTCTTTGATGCCGAAGAGGCTTGACACTTTGTATAAATTAATATAAAATATAAATTAAAAATGAACTTTACCGTATACACAAAAAACGATTGCCCTTATTGCTACAAAGTTAAACAAGTTCTTGAATTGACAGGAAACAACTTTGTGGTGTATAATTTGGGAGAGCACTTTACTAGAGAGGAGTTTTACTCTGAATTTGGTGAAGGTTCAACATTTCCCCAAGTCATCTGCGATGATAAAAAAATTGGAGGATGTGTTGATACAGTTAAATTTTTAAAAGAGAATAAAGTTGTCTGATTCCAACCTAAATAATTCCGACCACAGAAATCGTGGTATTGAAATATTTTTATCTGGAGGAAAAAGAAAGCAAACCAGACCCATACACGTTATTTTTGAAAAGATGTTGTGCTTTCTGAATCGGGAAGTAACCATCTACTTTGAATTTTCCTTTATGTCAAGGAAAAAGTAATCTCCCGGAGAAAAAGAAATGCTAGCAGTTAGTTTAGTCTTAGGATCGTTCCTAATCATTTTGTTTCTTATAGTTGGAGTTATGCTTGGGTGGGTTGCCAGAGAATATATGATGAATCATCAAGATGTGCCAAAGTTACATCCAGAATTTTTTGACCAACACGGAAACGTAATTCCCGATGAAGTAGTTGCTGTAACCTTTCAAGAAGGTTTACTTGATTATGATGATGATGAAGAAGAAGATGAAGACTAATATTATAAATTAAATTGTAGAAAACATTATTTTTAAATTATATGACTTCTAAAACGACCGTGACTAAAAAAGTCCCAACTGCTAAAGTTCTGAAGGCTACCGCTCCTCAAACAAAGTCAGTACCTCAAACGTTACCTGATCTTCCATCTAATCCATTTGTCTTTGAGATTTTGGATGTTATTAGTAAGCAGAGAACTAACGCTAAAAAAGTTGAAGCTCTTAGAAAATATGAGCATCCTTGCCTAAAAGCAATCTTTATATGGAACTTTGATGAGAGTGTAATTTCTGCAATTCCTCCTGGCGATGTTCCTTATGCGGGTCTTGATGAACAACATTCTTTCTCTGGAACAGTAAGTGAAAAAATTTATGATGCTGTTTCCAAAATGAATGAGATTGGAAGTAATTCTCTTGGTTCTCAAGACCAGGGGCGTTCTTCAATTCGCAAAGAATATCAAAAGTTTTACAATTTTGTAAAAGGTGGTAATGATGGACTAAGTTCTCTTCGTAGAGAAACGATGTTTATTAACATTCTTCAAGGTCTTCATCCACTGGAAGCAGAGATTCTAATTCTTGTAAAAGATAAGAAACTGCAAACAAAATATAAGATTACCAAAGAAAATATTTCAGAGGCATACTCCGATATTCAGTGGGGAGGTCGTTCGTGAGTAGAGTTCGTCAAGTAACGGAAAAGGATACGGAAAAGCAAATGGAAGCTTGGACATCAGCAGAGAAAGAAACTTGTAAGACTCGCTACGGATGTGATATTCTAGTTCAAAATGGATCCTATGCTGAGGTCTGCACGAAAGATGCTCCCAATGATGCTTATATCGTTAAGTATATGGTAGATGATAAGATTTGTTTTGACCTCACAAGAGGTAGTAGAACACGTCTGTTTGATATGTACTGGGATAAGTTTCGTGAAAATTTAAAGTCTATTGAGTGGGGATATGGTAAAGTAAATCCAAAGATGTGGGGTTATAAATCTCCTGAAAAGAAAAAGAGAAAGTAATTCCCAATATCGGGGGAAATTTTGCCGGCAAAATTTTTACCCCTTAAGGTTTTTAAAATAGTAGCAGACTGATACAATTTTAGTATCGGTTGCTACTTTTTTAATTTTGTGCTAATATATAATATGTCGTTCATCTGGAGTATCCAGACGGAAGTACGCCGACTCGGAACGAAGTCGTTCATTCGCTATTTCCGAATAGCGAACGCAAAAGCCGACGGAAGGAACGCTCTTTAACCTAAAAACTAAGGAGAAAACCTAATGTCACAAGAAGTAATCAAAAAAATCAATTTCCTACAACTGATTAAAGAACAAAAACAAAAAGAAGAACGTCGTCATCAAGCACAATTAGTACAACTAATCGGAGCAAAGTAATGGCACAGTTTATAGTCACGACGAGTGCTGGAATCGCTCTATTGACTATTCTTTTGTCAATGTATATTCAGTGGATTTATAAGTAAACTAAATTTCTGGGAGAGTTGACACTCTCCCTTTTTTTATGTAAAATGAAACAAAAGAACTTGAGGTATGGAAAAAGAAAGGATCAAATTGATTATTCGGAATATGGAACTTCTGCTTGATTCTTTAAAGGTAGAAGTTTATTCTGACGTTCAATCATACAAATTTGACGATATTAAACCAAGAGAATTAGGATACGATGAAGTTTTTGAGGATAGTGATTTAAATGACTGATAGAGCAAGAAAATTGGTAAAATTGATGAGTCGCCTTGTAAAACAAGAGCACTTATACTCAGAAGAAAAACTTATAGAAATGAAGAAACAACTGCGAATCGTAAAAGAAGAACTCGCAGAATTGGAAGCAAAAAACTCAAAAGGATTCGGAAAAAAATGACAGTAAAACTCATTAGCGTTACTCCCGACGCTGAAAAAACTATGGCATATGTTGCTAGAGTTTCAAATCCAGCAAATCAAGACAACGAAAATTATTCTAAACTACTTGCTTATTGTATCAAGCACAATCATTGGAGTGTGTTTGAACAATCCTTTATGACTCTTGAAATTGAGACTACTCGTGGTATTGCCGCACAGATTCTTCGTCACAGGTCTTTTACTTTTCAAGAGTTTTCCCAGCGTTATGCCGATACAAGTCTTCTCACAGACCATATCCCTGTTCCAGACCTTCGTCGTCAGGATACCAAGAATCGCCAGAACTCCATTGACGACTTGGGGGATTATGTAAAACTCGGTCTTCAGGGAGATATTCAACAACATTTCAACGCCGCCAACACCCTCTACAAGCGTCTCCTAGAGGCGGGAGTAGCAAAGGAGTGTGCGAGGTTCGTACTTCCTCTAGCGACGCCTACAAGGATCTATATGAGTGGATCTTGCCGTTCTTGGGCCCATTACATAACACTTAGATCTGCGAATGGAACTCAAAAAGAACATATGGATATTGCTTTGGAATGTAAGAAAGTATTTACCGAACAATTTCCTTCAGTAGCGGAAGCCCTTGAATGGGTCTAAATAAATTATCTTGAATTTGTAACAATGCCAACGTATCCTGTAGTGAATACAAAAACTGGTGAACAGAAAGAAGTGGAGATGAGTATCCACAACTGGGACCAGTGGAAAACAGATAATCCAGAATGGACTCGTGATTGGTCTGATCCTTCAACTTGCCCCCAACCAGGTGAAGTTGGTGAGTGGAGGAACAAATTGATTAATCGGAATCCTGGTTGGAATGATGTTTTAGATAAAGCAAGTAAAGTTCCTGGATCAAAAGTAAAAAAACTTTAAACACTTATGGCAAGAAGAAAAAGAGCAGAGCAACCAATCGGTGTTGGTCTTACAACTCGTCAAGCAAAGCGTAAAAAACCTTTAAGTGGTGAATATCTGGTAGATATTGACCCACTTACAGAGAATCAAAAGAAACTTTTCAATTCTTATGCTGAACAGAAACATTTAGTTGCCTATGGGTGTGCTGGTACGGGTAAAACTTTCATCACTCTTTATAATGCTCTTCGTGAGGTTTT